CTGCTTCGTCAAGGTCGCATGGGAGCAGCCTTACACGGACCCCGCCGGCAGGAACCATCCCGGCCGAGTTCGCATTCTCCCGCTGAACTCGTCGTTCTGCTTCCCCGAGTTCCACCCGCACGACCGGTCTCGGCTCATTCGGTTCAAGCTCAAGTACCGCTTCTGGGGTACGTCGCTCGAAGGCACTCGGCAGGTCTTCACCTATGTCGAGCTGATCACCGACGAAGCGATTGAGGAGTACATCAACGACGAGCTGATCGACTCTCGCCCGAACCCGCTTGGCGTGATCCCGGTCGTGCACATCGCCAACCTTCCGGTGTCTGGATCTCCGTGGGGCTTGAGCGACATCCACGACATCACTTCGTTGAACCGTGAGTTCAACGAGAAGGCCACCGACATCTCGGACATCATCAACTACCACGCTGCGCCGATCACGATCATCACGGGTGCGAAGGCCGGTCAGTTGGAGAAGGGACCCCGGAAGGTCTGGGCCGGCCTGCCGAAGGACGCCACGGTTTCGAACCTTCAGGGTCTTGAGGATCTGGCTGGGCCTCTTGCATACCTGGAGCTGCTGAAGCGTGCGATGCACGAATTCACGGGCGTACCGGAAGGTGCGCTCGGCCAGATCCAGGCGATCTCGAACACGAGCGGCGTGGCGCTTTCCATTCAGTACCAGCCGCTCATGAACCGGTTCGGGCTGAAGAAGATCCAGTACGGCACCGGCATCAAGAAGATCAACGAGCTGGTACTCCTCACGCTTGCGATCTTCAGCCCGGATCGCTTGGTCTATAACCCGACGGTCGACATCCCCCTCAAGGAGGGGCAGCTTGCCGTCCTCGATCTCGCTGATCCACTCAGCTATCAATCCGAAGTCACCTGGCCGGATCCGCTGCCGCTCGACAAGCTCGTCAAGCTCAATGAGCTGATGATCGAGATGCAGATGGGTCTCAACTCCAAGCGTGGCGCTTTGAAGGAACTCGGCTTCGAGTTCCCGGACGAGAAGCTGTGGGAGATCTTCCAGGAACTTGTCGACGACACCAAGATGCAGGGTGCGCTCGACATGATGAAGTCTCAGATCGCTGCGGCCGTAATGGCTGCAACGGGGATGGTCCCAGGCGCAGGAGGCCCAGAGCCTCAGGAACAGCCCGGTACCGTCAGCAGTGCAGGTGGTTCCTCTGTAACCAGCGGAGGGAGTGCAGCAACTACAGCAGCTCCCCCCACTCCCGATATCGGACTCACCGTTGACCAGAAGCAATTGATGTCAGAACTCGTGACCATGGCGTATGGAACGAAGATCCCCCAGCGCCGTAATCCGAACAACGACGACGACTGATGTTCCGAGAAACGGAGACCGTGATGCGCAAGACAGCGCCCAGTTTCAGTGGGCATTCATTCATCGACGGGATGTTCAGCACTCCTGTCATGTTCGACCCGAACGACCCGACCGGTTCGCAAGAACCCGCCGGCATCATCATCCAGAACGAGCCCACTCCGACTCCAGAGCCCGCCCCGGCTCCTGCGCCTGAAGGCAAGACCTTCACGGCTGAGGACATCGAGCGGGCCCGACGTGAAGAGAAGGACAAGCTCTACGGGCAACTGCACAATGTGCAGGAGGAACTCAAGCGCTTCCGTACGGCGGAAGAAGAGCGTGCTGCGGCGGCGAAGGCCGAGCAGGAGCGTCTTGCAGCCGAGGCCGAGGAGCGACGTCTCGCCGAGATGTCTGCCCTGGAGCGGGTGCAAGAAGTCGAGCGGACCTTCACCGAGAAGCTCGCCGAGATGGAGCGCAAGAACTCCGAGAACGAAGCGCTCCTCGAACGGGAGCGTCGCTACAACGAGCTTGTGAGCTACCGGGCAGCCCGTCTTCAGGAGGACGGAATCGCCGAGTCCATTGCTCCTCAATTCCTCGATTACATCTGGGGCGAGAACGAGGCCGAGATCGATCAGGCCATTGCCATCGCCCAACAGAAGACCTCTTCTATCTTGGAAGAAGTCAATGCAGCTCAACAGCAATTCCGTCAGCAGCAGCGTGGCACGACAGTCACGGTGCCGCCGGTAGGTCCCATGGAAAACGAGTCGACATACAAGACGGTCACTGCGGACGACATCCGCAATATGGACATGGCTACGTACGCAAAGCAGCGCCAAGCACTTCTGGGTGGAGCCTCGAACTCCGCCCGCAACAGGGGTCTCTACGGATGAGAACTCCTGAAGTCATGTCCACCACGGTGATCGCCCAGTCTGGGCCCACCAAGCACGAGAGGAGCTAGGGCCCATGCCCAGCGCCATCACCGGTACCACAAGCCTGTCGGCTTCTCCTACTGCCTACTCGGGTGCGAACTCGCAGTTGAGCCAGGCGATCCAGACCCTGTGGTCGAAGGAGATCCTGTTCCAGTCCATGCCGATCCTCCGCTTCGAGCAGTTCGCTGTGAAGAAGACGGAACTCGGCGTTCAGCCTGGTCTCACGATCAACTTCATGCGTTACAACAACCTCGGCGCTGCCTCGCAGCTCACCGAAGGCGTGCGCATGACGACCAACGCCCTGTCGGCATCGCAGTTCTCGATCACGGTTGCGGAGCACGGCTACGCCGTCGCCGTTTCCGAGCTTCTGCTCAACGCCTCGTTCGACGACGTCATGGCTTCGGCCTCTCGTTTGCTCGGTCGTAACATGGCGACCTACCTCGACGCCTCCGCTCGGGACACCCTGCTCCTGGCGTCGTCGCTGCTGTACGGCTACAGCAACCCGGCCGGCACCATCAGCAACCTGTCGCCGTACGATGCCGGCACCGTCGGCACGACGCTGGCGTCGCTGACCGGTGCGTTCTACCTCTCGCCTGCTGCCATCAAGGACGGCGTCGAGACCCTCGCCACGAAGAACGTTCCTCGCCTTGGCGAGACCTACGTCTGCTTCGTGCACCCGCACCAGAGCCGCAACCTGCGTGACCACCCTGAGTGGATCGAGGTCACCAAGTACGCCGCTCCCGGCAACTTCATGCTCGGTGAGATCGGCCGTGTCTACGACACCGTCTTCATCGAGACCACGCAGGTCCGCACCACGGCGAACGGCGCTGGTACCGGCGCAACGACGGTGGCTGCCGCCACGGGCAACAAGACCCTCTACGAGGCGATCATGCTCGGCGACAACGCCTTCGGTCACGCCATCTCGCTGCCGGTGGAGCTGCGTGACGGTGGTGTTCTCGACTTCGGTCGTGAGCACGCCCTGGCGTGGTACGCCATCTGGGGCCTGGGTCTCATCACGGACCAGGCTGTCGTGACGATCCGCACGAACTGATCGTCCTTTGCAGGAAAGCGAACGGCCGGGTCTTCGGGCTCGGCCGTTCGCCGTTCGGTAATCACCGAACGCTGAATACGAGACACACCGACGAACAAGGAAACGAGAGACATGGCTACCAAGAGAACTTCCCCGGGCGATGCCACGGGGCGCAGGAAGGCTGAACTCGCTGAGCAGCATGCGAGTGAGTTGGCCGAAGCCGCCAAGACGATGTCGGTGGCAACCGCTGCTCAGGCGGAGATCGACGAGAACGCTCTGTTCGATCCTGAGTCGGGCTCGGTGATCGAGACGCCGGACGGTGAGGCCATTCCGGTCCCCACGCCGGAAGATCCCGACGCCATCATCGACCTCGTTGACGAGGGTTCCTCGGACGTTCTTCCCGAGGTTGACCTCGACGAGGAGCCGGCCAATCCGGCACTCGACGACGCCCTTCAGCCGGTTGACTTCAAGGACGCAGCGCTTGCGCAGATGCGTGCGGAGTTCGAGGCAATGCTCTCGCAGGTGCAGGCGGAATCGGCGCTGCGAGAGGCGAACCTTCGGCGTGAGCTGGAGATGGCGAAGCAGGGTGACGCTGTGCGCACGATCAACCTCGACGAGGTGCTCGATGCTGGCGTTGAAGTCCACACCGATGACACGGTGGTCGCTCGGGTGAACACCACGATCGAAGATGTCACCGTCGGTGCCGGCCGGCATTTCTCCTTCCAGGAGGGCCGGAAGTACAAGATGCCTCGGGACGTGTATGACCGTCTTGAGGAGCTGGGTTATATTTGGCATTAGTGCCAGCGGGTGACCGTAGTGTGTTAGCCTGAGGCTATGGCGCAAGGAATCCCGAACCCACCGATTTCATTAGACCTGATCAAGAGCCTGACCTTGCGGTCAGGCTCTTGTCTTCTATGGACCGGTCCAACGACGCCGAAAGGTTACGCC